AAACAGCAACTACCCGTTCTTCTTCAAGCCGATCATGGATGGTATGGACAGACCCAAGACCGAGCTTTCGTATAGGGTTCCTGCTTCCAAAATCACAAAGAACAATATGCACAACGTAGAGGACGATGTGCTTGAAGGACTTGACACCACTATCGACTGGAAGAACACAGCAGACAACAGCTACGATGGTGAGAAACTCCTGCTGTTGATACATGACGAGAGCGGAAAATGGGAGAAGCCTGAGAACATACTCAACAACTGGAGGGTGACAAAGACATGTCTCCGTCTTGGTAGTAAGATTATTGGCAAGTGTATGATGGGCTCAACCTGTAACGCACTCAATAAGGGAGGTAACAACTTCAAGAAGCTATACAACGATTCAGACACCTCCACAAGAAACTCAAACGGTCAAACAAAGAGCGGAATGTATAAGCTCTTTGTTCCTATGGAATGGAACATGGAAGGGTTCATAGACAGGTACGGCATGCCTGTACTTAGGACGCCAAGTAAGCCTGTGCTGGGTGTTGATGGAGAGATGGTCGGTATGGGGGCTATTGACTACTGGGATAACGAGGTGCAGTCACTGAAGGGTGACGCTGATGCCTTGAACGAATACTACAGACAGTTTCCAAGAACAGAGTCACATGCCTTCAGAGATGAGAGCAAGCAGTCGTTATTCAACCTTACCAAGATATATCAGCAGATTGACTACAACGATAATATGATAACCTCGCATCACCTGACGAGAGGGCGTTTTCATTGGGAGAACGGAATCAAGGATACAAAGGTGATATGGACGCCAGATAAGAACGGTAGGTTTGTTGTGTCTTGGATACCACCTGCTGCTATGCAGAACAGGTACGAGATGCGTAACGGGAGGAAGTATCCTGCGAATGAGCATGTGGGTTCTTTCGGGTGTGACTCATACGATATATCAGGAACGGTAGGTGGTGGTGGTTCAAACGGGGCGCTTCATGGCTTGACAAAATTTAACATGGATGACGCCCCAAGTAATGAGTTCTTCTTGCAGTACGTGGCAAGACCTCAGACGGCTGAGATATTCTTTGAGGAGGTTCTTATGGCCCTTGTGTTTTATGGCATGCCAATACTATGCGAGAACAACAAGCCAAGGCTGTTGTATCACCTAAAGAACAGGGGGTATCGTGGGTACTCAATGAACAGACCTGATAAGGTGGCGATGAAGCTGTCAAAAACAGAAAAGGAGCTTGGTGGGATACCTAACACGAGTGAGGATGTGAAACAGTCACACGCAGCGGCTATTGAGTCGTATATTGAGAAGTATGTGGGCATGGACTTGGAGGGTACATTCAGAGACCCTGATGAGATGGGTTCGATGCCCTTCAACAGAACACTTGAGGACTGGGCGAGGTTTGATATAAACGCAAGGACAAAGTTCGATGCATCTATCAGTTCAGGGCTTGCGATTATGGCAAATCAGAAGAGCCTATATACCCCACAAAGAGAACAGTCGAAAATAAGCATTAACTTTGCAAGATACGATAACTCTGGCAAATCCAGCCGATTAAACACATAAATGGAGGAAGTTACAGTAAATGTTTCCGCTGCAGGGTTCCCTGACCAGTTTGCAACAGACAAAGAGAAGGCTTCTTCTGAGTACGGACTTATGGTCGGTCAGGCCATACAATACGAGTGGTTTAAAAAAGACGGGGGTGGTTGCAGATACTACGATCAGTCCAGAGAGTTTCATAGGCTAAGGCTTTATGCAAGAGGAGAGCAGTCGGTAGGTAAGTATAAAAACGAGCTTGCTATTGATGGTGACCTTTCCTATCTAAACCTAGACTGGACACCAGTCCCTATCCTGCCAAAGTTCGTTGACATTGTCGTCAACGGAATGACCGACAGGTTGTTTAAGGTGAAGGCATACGCTCAAGATGCATTATCATCAGAAAAAAGAAATTCATATCAGGACAGGATAGAGGCGCAGATGGTCAGTAAAGACCTTCTCCTTCAGATACAAGAAGATTTCGGCGTTAACCCGTTCACAATGAATCCTGATGAGGTTCCAGAAAGTGACGAGGAGCTGTCTCTTCACATGCAACTGAACTACAAGCCAGCTATTGAGATAGCCGAGGAGATTGCCATCAACACGATTCTTGACGAGAACAGGTATCAGGACATAAGAAAGAGGATTGACTATGATCAAATGGTACTTGGCATATCAGTCGCAAAGCATGAGTTTAAGAAAGGGGCTGGCGTTGTTATTGATTACGTAGACCCAGCGAACGTGGTCTATAGCTATACCGAAGACCCGTACTTCAAGGACTGTTTCTATTGGGGAGAGATAAAGACCCTCCCAATGACCGAGCTTATAAAGATAGACCCAGACCTCACAAACGAGGATATGGAGACCATTTCCAAGTACAGTCAGAGCTGGAATAATTACTATAACGTATCTCAGTTCTATGAGAACGACATGTTCTATAGGGATACATGCACGCTTCTATTCTTCAACTATAAGACGACAAAGAAGTTCGTATACAAGAAGAAGATGCTTGAGAGCGGTGGTGCTCGTGTAATAGAGAAGGACGATGAGTTCAACCCGCCACAGGAGATGATGGACGAAGGCAACTTCGAGAGGGTTGAGAAGACCATCGAGGTGTGGTATGACGGTATCATGGTAATGGGTACTAATATTGTACTGAAATGGGAGCTTGCAAAAAACATGGTTCGACCAAAGTCAGCAAGCCAGCACGCTATGCCTAACTATGTTGCGTGTGCGCCAAGGATGTATAAGGGCGTTATTGAGTCCCTTGTAAGGAGAATGATACCATTCGTAGACCTGATTCAGGTAACACACCTAAAGATGCAGCAGATTATTGCTCGCATGGTTCCAGATGGTGTATTCATTGATGCAGACGGACT